CCAAATCGGCAGGATCGGAGGACGGCGTGCCGGTGCCCTGCGTGTCGGGCGTGGTCGTCGAGCACCCGGTCAGGGCTAGGCAGGCGATGACCAAAATACGACGCATCGTAAAATGGTCACTTGCCCTCGGGGTTCTTGAGGGCGGCGAGCAGCTTCTTGCCTTCGGACTCCGTCTTTTGGAGGCGGGCCACGTTATTGCGGTAAAGCAAGGCACCACCGACGGCGCCGGCGATGAAGGAGAAGGCGGAAGCGAGAAGGATGGCGATCATGACGTCAGGAGAGTTTGGAGAGAATGGCGGCCAGCTGCGCCTCGAGCATCGTGACCTTGTCCTCGAGCTCTTTGGTTTTTTGCGAGCTGGTTTCGATGACCGAGTCAGGAGCTTGGAGCATGACCTCAATCGAGATGTCAGCCCACTCCGGGTTGATAATCATCTCGGCGCCGTTTTCACATTTCAACAATGTGCGGTCTTCGCTGATGGACCACTTCAAGCCGTTTTTGTCGGTGAACATGTTAGGAATAAGTGATGATAACCACGGCGCCGTTGGCCCCGTTGCCGCCCTTGCCGGAGGCAAACCCATTGTCGGACGCTCCGCCGCCGCCGCCGCCGCCGCCTGGCCAGCCGCCGTTGCCGCCAGCACCTCCGGCCGCGCCCGTGACATAATAACCACCACCGCCGCCGGTGCCCGCCCTGAAGGTATTGACGCTAGAGCTGAAGCCGCCGTCGACGCCGTTTCCGGCAGCCGTCAAAGTAGACGCGACGCCACCCGTCCCTCCGGCGACCGCCGTGACAAGGCCGGCACCAGAGACGTCCGTATAAGCGCCATGCTTTGAACCAGCGCCACCATTCACAGAAAAAGTTAACGTAGCAGATTGACCAACGCCACCACCACCGCCACCGGCGACAAGGCCGGCATGATACGTCGTGCCACCAGCGGGTGTTGACCCAGTAGAGCCGCTGTTTCCAGTGCCACCGACGACGTTTGCAATCGTTCCGAAATCGACGATGTGGTTGCCGCCTGACGATCCGGTGCCGCTAGCTGTGCTCGAACCGCCCTGACCACCACCTGCTGGACCATAGGTGCGGAAACCAGCAAAGGAGGAAAAGTTGGTCGTGACCATAGTCGGGGCGATACCTGCGGTGCTATCCGTCGTCACCGATGCCCCACCCTGGACGCCTGTTCCGACAGTCACTGTCTCGGTCGCTCCAAGGAAAGCGGCACTCAACCAACGAGCATAAGCGTTGCCACCGGCTCCGCCACCACCGCCGCCACGAAGCGAGCTTGTCGCATAACGAGCCCCGGACCCACCGCCGTGGCCGCCGCCGACCATCCACAAATAAACCATCTTGGCGTTGGCCGGCTTCGTCCAGGTAAAGGTGCCGGAGGTCGAAGAACTGCCGAAGACCTGGATGTCAATGCCGCCGCCACCGCCACCTCCGCCAAGGGTCTGGGTGGCGCCGTTGACGCGGGCATAGACGCCGGCCGTGGTCGTCCAGATGTCGCCGTTGGTCGGGGTTGTCGGCGCGGTGCCGTGCGGAAGGTTCAGTCCAGCACCGCCTACTGCCGATGCCAGCGTGTTGACCTTGCCGGTGAACGTCGCGCCAGCAAGGGCGGCGCGGGTGGTGTCCGTCGCATGGACGTGGTCGGCGCGGGCGTATTTCAGCGAGGTGCCGACGGCCGCGGTGCCATCAGGGGAAGGGGTCGTCGTGGATGCCTGGCCGACGACGAAGGCCGTGGTCGCGATCTGCGTGGTGTTCGTGTCCGCTGCCGCAGTGGTCGAGAGAGGCGTCCCGGTCAGGGACGGGCTGGCCAGCGGAGCGGCACCAGAGACGTCGGCCACCCCCAGCGTGATTGCGCCGGTGCGGCCGGCCACCGAGGTCACGGGCGCCGTGGTCAGGTAGCCCTGGGAAGTCACCCAGGACTGCGTCGCTAGGCCGAGGCCGGTGAAGGACTTGTTTTTCCAGAGGGAAGTCGAGGACTCGTAGGCCAGCAGGTCGTTGTCGCTCGGGGTAAGCGCCGCGACGTTGTGCAGTTCGTCGAGCTCGTAGCCGTTTTGGATGCGCAGCTGGATGACGCCTTGCGTCGGATGGGCGCGGGCGACCACGCCGACGTAGACCATGTGGTAAGGCGCAACGGGCTTGGTCGTCGTCCAGGCGCCGGCCGTGGTCGGGGAAAGGTAGAGCTTGTCTCCGTCCGTAAAGCCAGAGGTGTCGAGGTTGGCGACATACCCGGCAATCACGATGGTGCCGTCAGCGTTGTTGGCAATCGGGGCACTGACCATCCCGTAGGTGCCCGCGCTTGTGGACTCGGCGTCGGCCTTGGACAGGGCGACAGTCGGACGATTGCCCAAGGCGCCGCTGATGTAGACCACTTGGCCAGCCGTCAGGGTCGAGCCGGTATTATTGCGGACAGTCGCGGTGATGGTCTCGGCCGCAGTCGCAAGGGCAGGCGTGCCCCACGTCGTGTTGTAGTCCGTGCCGTCGACCTTGAGCAGGGATTGGCCAGCCGTGCCGCCGACAGGAACCCCAGGGCCGGCCGGGCCGGTCGCACCCGTGGCACCCGTCGCCCCGGTATCGCCGCGAGGAATGACGAAATCAAAGACCGCCGCGCTGGTCGTGCCGACATTGGTGACGCTGGCCGACGATCCAGCCGCCCCAGTGGTGGTCGTGCCGGCCGTGGCCGTGGCCGCCGTGCCCGCAGGGCCTTGGCTGCCCGTTGCCCCCGTGTTGCCGGTGTCGCCTTTATCCCCCTTGTCGCCGCGAGGGATGGTGAAGTCGAAGACGGCCGCGGAGGACGTGCCCGAGTTGACCACGCTGGCCGAGGAACCTGCCGCCCCCGTGGACGTGCTGCCGACGCTGATGGTAGCCGCCGAACCCGTGGCGCCGGTGTTGCCCGTATCGCCCTTCAGGCCGGCGGGGATGCCGAAGTTGAAGACCGCCGCCGAGGACGTGCCGACGTTCGTGACAGTGGCCGACGCCCCAGGGGATAGGGTCGTGGTCGTGCCGACGGCGATGGTCGCCGCGTCGCCCTGCGCGCCCGGGGTGCCGAGCTCGATGGACAGGGAAGCCGGCGCCGTGGACAGGACCGAGAGGGCCAGGGTGCTGTCGGCCCCATCGACCTGCACAGTCAGGGAGCCCAAAACCAGCGAGGTGACGGAGATGTTGGACATCGTTTAGTTCGTGACCTGGTCGATGACAGTCAGACGGAAGGTGTCGGAGAAGAAGGTCGTGCCGCCGTAGACGAACTTGATGTCGCTGCGGGCGCTGCCCAGGGCGAAATCAGCCGTGGTCGAGGCGGGCAGGGAGGCCACGAAGGACAGGCCGTCGACGGCCATGGTGATCGTGCAGCTGTAGGTCGTGCCGGCCGAGTCGATGATGTCAGAGGTGACAGTCGTGGTCAGGAGGTTGGCAGGGCCGCCGACAGCCGGGGTGTAGGTGACAGTCCCCGAATAGGTCGTGCCGCGCTTGAAGGTCACAGTGTTGCTCATCGTTTAGATGTCGTTGATGACAGTGCAGGGCGTGTAGAGGAAGGTCTGCACCTGGCCGGATACAGTCACCGAAAAGTCCAAGATCGCTTCCACTTGGCTCGCCCCATACAGCAGGGTGTCGACGCCGGCGGTGGTCATGTCCAGGGTCATCAAGCGGGAGTCGAAGGCGATGAGTCCCGTGGAGTAGGAAACCAGCGAAACCGACGCGCCAAAGGTATTGCAAAGGAAGGATACCTCCCACGTGAACTGGCCGATCTTCTCGACCTTGACGCTGGACGAGCTGTAGGTCGAACCCCAGGCCGCGATGAAGTTCTGCAGTTCAAGCGCCGTGGCCGACACCGGGATGGGCTGGGTATAGTTGGCGCCGTCCGTCAGGGTGAAGAAGCCGCCCAGCGGATAGGGGCTGATTTCGATGCGGTAGACCTGCCAGGAGTTAGCCGCATAAGGCAGGATGGCCGTCACATTTACGTTGGGAGAAGAAACCACGCTGCCCGAGGCGGTCGTCGCGATGCCGGTGGCAATCGTCCCGATCTTCAGCTCGCAGCTCGAGTAGTAGTCGAAAGGCACCTGTTCAAAGGGATTGCCCTGCACGCCGGTCTGGCGGACGAGGGAAATCTCGACGGGGCACTGGTCGCCCTGGATAAAGAAGGGCTGGGGTGCGGTGGAGAAGGAGCCGAACTGACTGTAGGCGCGGTTCAGTTCGACGTCTACGAACAGGCGGTTGCGGTTGATGAGGGCCATGGGCTTCTACCCTTGCCCGGCGGTCAAGGCGGGGTCGTGGCCGTGATGAGAAACGACATTACATCAGGTGTCGTCACGATTAGGTCATAGGCCACGGGCGGGGTGATGCTTGTGTAGACAAATGAAGAATAGAGATACTCCGTCCCGTACACAATCTTGCTTGAACTATTGGGAGCCACATAATCTCCAGATCCATACACCGGGTCATCAGACGATGAGAAAGTGTATGTGAAGATTTGAGGTGTCGACGTGGATGACACCAGCACCGGAGGGCCGGGGTCTACGTAAGAATAAAGGTCGGTAGTCTGATCGGCTTCCAAGGTGAAAGCAGCGCCGCGCCATACTTTGTTGATTACGTCATCTTCGGATACGCTCACATTGAACTTAGGCGTCCGATAAACATAATAATCATAACCGGATGTCACAGTCCGTTCATCGTATCCAACATAGACTATTGATACGCTCCCACCTTGGGTAGTGAATGGTGAGAAAATACTATCCTTTCCAAATCCGTCGGCGATGTATCCCTTTACCTCTAGAGGATAATCAGGAAAAGAAATCTCACGATTAGTTGCCGGTGAAAATGAACCAGCATCTGCGATGACATTGGCATTTCCGACAAACACAGGCAACCGGCCCTGGCTCATCGGGCGGGTCGTCTCGATCATACGCGGTAGAAGAAGTAGGACGCCGTCCCGGGCTCGGTGTATTTATGCCGTTCAGCCCACAAGCTGCCGCTGACCAGTTGGTTGATGCCACCGGCAAGGCCGCTCGGCGTCGTGGTCATCGTCAGGATGGCCAGCGCGATGTAGCCCTCGGTGTCGGTGTCCGTCGTCGGGTAGGGAAGAATGACGATCTCGGAGTCCGTCTTCGGGAATGAGGCCGGAGCCGGGTCGGCGTTGCACTTGATGGCCACCACGTAGACGCCCGCGGACGGCGTCACCACAAGGGGGGTGTAGGCCGGGTTCGTCATCAGCGTGCCGTTGATGTAGGGGATGACGTTGTTCACTGTCCCGGGCACGACCTTAACCTTGTAGTCGCTGCCGTCCCGATAGCCGATGACAGAGAATGGGCTGGGCGGCGGGGAATAGGTGTCGTCGATGACCAGCGATGCGCCGCCGCTGGCAGTGGTGAACGTGTAGCCGACGCCCGGTTGCAGTTTCATAGGTAGGCCAGCGTCAGGCCGAGCGGCTGTAGACCTTCGGGTTGAACCCGTAGTTGAAGTAGCGGACTGTGTAGTTGATCTTGTAGATCAGGCCGTATTCCTCGTAGTTGACGGAGTCGAGGAAGAGCTGGTCCCAGTTGCCGGAGGCGCCGCCAGGGGAACCGATGACCCATTCGGCGTCCTTCTTGTAGACCAGCTGCAGGCCGGCGAACATCCCATCTTTGCTCGTCTTGCCGATCTGGTCGACGATGCTCTGCACAGTCCCGAAGTTCTTGACGTAGACGATGCCGGAGAAGCCGAGGGTCGGGGCAAGGTAGGCCTTCAGGTTGACAGTGCCGGCCTCCTTGCTCGCCGCGTTATGCGGGAAGCCGGTGAACTTGCCGTTGCCGTCGAACGTGCAACCATTGATGGGCGCCGCAGGGGTGCCGCCGATGCTGGACTCGAAGGAGATGTGCGTATCGATGGCCTCCTGCTGGGTCACGCCCACGCCCGAGACGATGGGGGTCGTGCTGTCACCTTGGGCAAAGCCGATGTAGTCCGCCTGGATGGTCGCGAAGTCGTTATGATCGCGCGTCCACATGACCTTCCACGCGGTCAGGCGGGAGTCCTTGGGGTGGGGGTCGCCCTTCCTAGGGGCGTTGGACTCGACCCGGGTCTGGTCGATGCGGTAGGTCAGCCGGCTGGTCAGGAGGCCGTAGCCGTCGTTCTCGATGACATAGCCGGCCTGCAGCTCGGGCTTGGTCAGGGCGTTGCCCTTGTTCTTGTAGGCCATTAGGGTGAAAGGCGGAAGTGCGGGTTGGTCTGGTTGGTCGACGGCGTCTCAATCTTGCCGTTGATGCTGTTCACCATCGAGCGGATGTCCTGGAAGATTTGCTCGGACGGAGTCGTGGGCGAGGTCGTGCTGGGAAGCAAGGGGGTCGTGCCGAGCAGGGCGCCGATGGGCTGGCTTTGTCCGCCGCCGGCGCGGGCGTTGGCATAGCCGCCACCCAAGGCCTGCATGGTCGTGGCGCTGAACTGCTGGAAACTTGGCTTGGCCGTGCTATCCGCCGCGGCTGCCTGCTTGCGGAGGTCCAGGATTTTCTTGGCATTATCCAGGACATCCTGCGTCAGGCGCTTGCCTCGCTCGGCATCCTCGGGAAGACGGCCAAGGGGGCTGCGGAAGGCGTCCTGCGTAGCTGCGTAGAAGTCGGCCAGCTCGCCCTTGCCGCTCTGCAGATCCTTAATCATTTGGTCCGTCGTCATACCTAGCGCCTTGCCTTGCTCGATAAGGGCGCGAGCCAGCAGCTCGGAGGCCTGGGCGTCGTCCAGCTTGCCCTCCTTGGCGGTCTTCATGGCCTCGTTTACGGCGATGAAGCGGTCTCGGAAGGTGGCCGCATTGGCCGCCCACTTGAGAAGGTTCATTCCGGACAGGGCTACTTCGTCTCCAAAGTTCTTCCAGAAAATGCGCGTGTCTTCCGCCCGCTGGCCCATGTCGTCGGTGGCCTTGCTCGCGTCGCCCATGTTCTTGCGCAGCTCGGCCGACCCGGCGCTCAAGGCGTTGGCCAGCTCGGGTCCGGTCTTCTTGCCGAGGATGGTCAGGACCACGTTGTTGCGCTCGGCCTCGGAGCGGGCGGCCTTGGTCGCATCGGCCAGCTTCATGAACAGGTCGATGACGTTGATGGAGCCCTTGCTGATCTGCTCCTGCGTAAAGCCCAAGTCCTTGAGCGCCTTAACCTGCGTCTCGACGCCGCCCTGGGCTTCGGCCAGCACGACCTGCATCTCCTTGACGGCCTTGGCCGTGGTTTCCTCGGAGATGCCCGCATCGTCGAGCGCCTCGGACAGCTGGAAGAACTCGGAGAAAGGCACCCCTAGTTTCCGCGCCCGGGCGTTGGCGTCCGCGTATTTGTCGATGGCGCCGCTGATGGCGTTCATGCCCTTGTCGAAAAGGACCATCGGGGCGACGGCGCCCATGATGCGGTTCCCGATCTCGCCGGCGAACTTGGACGCGGCCCGCTGCGCACGCCCGAAGACCACGTCGGCGTTGCTCTTGGCGTTGAGCTCTACTTCAAGTTTGCGGGCCATGGGATGCTTCTACCCTTGCGACCTGGTCAAGCATCTCTTCCTCGTCCGTCGTAAGCACCTTTACCTCGTTTCCGGGCTCGTTGGCCAGGAAGCCCGTGCTCATCCAGATGGCCTGCGCCTCGGGCATGTTCCAGGCACGTTCCTCGGGTACCCCATGTTTCACGAGATTGCATACGATGGACAGTATCCACGGCGAGCCCGTCGTGTTCCCGTCCCGTTTGGTCGCCTCCCAGAACTTCGGCCAGTTGGCCGACCCGGCGTAAAGCAGGAACTTGCGCCCTTCTTCGCCCATGTATTTGCGGGACCGCGTCAGCTTGATGCCTTCCCAGGTATCCCGCCACGTCGGCGCCAAGTCCTCTTCGGCGCATACCTTGACGGCCAGCAGCAGGTCGGACGGCGTGATCGTCGGGTCTCCCTCCTGCATGAAGGGCGAGTCGAGCGCCAGCAGCTGGAGCCGATGCTTGAGGCAAAATGGATAAACGAGGCGGCCCAGGATACGCACCCGGGCCGGCTCTGTGAACGCTTGAATGAAGCGCCTATCCAAGGATTAGGCGTAGGTCGAGATGGACTCCCACTGCTTGGCCTTCAGCGAGACGGCCACGAAGCCCTTGTTGGTGCCCTTCTCTTCGATGGACTCGATGACGCCCGTGAAGGAGGTCGAGGCACCGACGTCGGTCTGCACCGCGAAGGTGATGGACGCGCCGATCTCCGGCATGTCGGAGGTCTTGGCGATGCCGTCCACCGAGAGCTCGCGGGTGACGCCGTCGTAGCGGGCGGTCACAGTCTTGCCGGTCTCGTCCTGCACAGTGTCGTTCAGCTCGAAGGCCTTGGACAGCGTGTAGGACTGGACGATGAGGTTGGTGACAGTGCCGGACCCGATGCCGTAGAGGCAGGTCACACCTTTGAGGGAAGCAGCCATGGTTGTGTCTTAACCTTGGGGACTCGGTCAAGCCGGCAGGACCACCCGCAGGGTGTAGGGGATGCGGCTGCCGAACATGCGGGACTGCCGCTCGTCCTGGATGGGCTCGGGCGTGACGTCGTAAAGGGTGGCGTCCCCGCTCGCGGCGAAGGCGGCCTTGATGTCGGCCAGACTCTCCCAACCCATGAAGCCCTCGATCAGGGCGCAGCGTGCCCGGTGCTGTTCCAGGGTGGCCGGAGCGTCGGCCGAAGAGTAGACGCAGATCTCGACGGCGCAGTCGAAGTTGCCGAAGCCCTCGGGGAGCTCGGGCGGCGGGGCGGCGCTGTCGCAGATGACGGCCACAGTGGGCAGGTCCTTCAGCGTGGCGGTGTCCCCTGGATTAATCTGCAGGCCGGCCAGCTCGGTCTTACCCTGGAGATAGGAGACGACGACGGCCTCGCAGATGTGTCGGATGGATTTGGTGCCCATGGTTAGTTGCGGTTAAACTTGTCGGCGCCCCAGACCATCAAGGCCTCGGCGCGTTTGAAGAGCTTGCCCGTGCGGACGGCCATCACGCGCTCGAGCGTCTTGGCATCGGTCGAGACCCCATCGTTGTCGCCGATGCTGTTCCCGATGATCATGCCGAAGTTGGCCGTGTTGGGTTGCCCGGAAAAGGAAGTGTAGCCCGTCGAGCTGCGGTTGCGGAAGACCCAAGCCGGGACGCCCTTCACGCCAAAGTTCTTCTGGATGCCAGGAGTCTCGGGCTTGGGCAGGGACATGATGACGTCCAGCCAGCCGGCCTTCAGGCGGCCGACGTTCTGCTGTTGCTTCTTGATGTAGGCCTTCATGGCCGCCGCGTCCGCGATCTCGCGCAGCTCCTTCGGGATGCCCGGGCCGTTATTCTTGCGGATGCGTCCCGCGTACTTGGCCTTTATCGCGTCGTGCGTACCCTTCAAGTCCTTCACGATGGTCTGCCCGGCCTTGGCCTCGAAGGCCGCGCGGAAGCGGTTGCTAAACTGACGATAGGCACGCTCGGGGTCTTCGTCGTCGAGCACCCCTCGGAAGATGCCCTTGGACTTGGTCGTCATCACGCCTTCCTTGCGGGCTTTCTCGAACAGGGAGCGGTCACCGGCGACGACGGCCATGCCCATTAGGGAGAAGGCGCTTCGCCCTTCGGGGTCGGCCGTCGAGTTAAAGATGCTTTTGATGTCCTTCTCGACGGAGGTCTTGCCGGCCACCTCAGCGGCCTTGGACAAACCTTTGCCACCGCCTTGGACTAGGGGTGGGGTGAACACCATCAGTTCGCGGGCGGTCAGGGCGGCTTCCTCGATCACGACGTCCCGCATGCACTTGCCCGAGAACAGGCGATACTCGTTGAGCGCCTGGGTGTAGGCGTCAAACCCCTTGAGGCGGGGGGTGAACTGGACGTAATCGCGTGCCGCCCGGCTCATTGGGTGTCCGTGGTCAGCTGCAGGATGACCCAAGCCGACCCGGGCTTGTGGCTGGATGCCACGATACGCACCCCTAGGTTGGCCACAGAGGCCGTTTTACCGATGGCGAGGGTAGACACCGCTACCCCACCGCTCAAAGCCGCCACAGAGGCGCCTACGCGGCCGTCCGAGGCAGTCCACGGCGAGGTCTCGGCGGCCACCTTGGCCGTGAATGAGGTCTGCTCCAGGAACCCGCCCGCCTGCAGAGCTTGGGAAACCGAGGGGTCCGTGACCATGGCAAGGAACGTGTTGCCGGCGGAGTCCGTCAGGGTCACGCCGAAGTCGGCCAGCATCTCCTTGGCGTCGTCGAGGAAGTCGGGATAGAGGGCCATGGTCTTCTTAACCTTGGGACTAGGTCAAAAAAAAGGGCTCCCCGAAGGGAGCCCCAGTCGTCGGCGCTTGGCCCGCTATTAGGCGGACTTGATGCGCTTGAGGTTCGAGCGGCCCTTGGCGGCACCGAAGCGGATGGCCGCGGTG